AAAGAAGAAAAGACGAAGCTCGTATTTTAAATTAAACTTATCTAATACCGTGTCTATCTCTACAAAGGATACACCAAGACCGTGCCTCTTCAAGCCTACGCAACGAACTATCCCGTTCATCAGAGTTGTGTAGGTTTTTTATTATAAACTGCTCTGTTTCTCTGAAGGCTGCGTTTAGGTTCTTAACGAACTCTTTATTCACATCTAACCTGTAAGACTCTGCCTCTTTCTCAATGTTCATCTAAGTTTCTTTCTAAATATTTTATTGCTCTTTGTAAAAAATTTACGTTATCACCAAATGATCCTAAGCCTCTATTACATCTGTGGCATAACCAACCTCTAAACTCGTTACTTATGTGACAATGATCTATAACCCAAGGTTGATTTCGCTTACCGCCATAATCCTTTACTTGTTCAGCTTTTTGTCTACAGATAGGACAAACGTAGTCTTGTGGTGCTGGTAGGTTTTCTTTACGTAATTTATTTCTAATTACCACCATTTCGTTCATGCATTTCCTGCACTCAGGTCGAATAAGACCACCATTAACTGTACCAAAAGCATCTAAGGGTTTTATCTCGTTACACTTAGTGCATTTTTTATTAGACCCTTCTTTTATTTTATTTGGTAAACACTCAAATAACTTTAACTGCATTAATTTATATCAACTATCTCACACACTTCACCTGTACAAGCGAAGGTCTGGCTAGACTTAGTGGTATCTTCAATTTCAAAATCTGAAAGCTTAGCCCAATCAATACTGTTAGGCATGATATCATTTAATGCTTTGTATTCTTCCTCACCACACTCTTGATACGGTGCTTGTTGATAAGTGTGATCTGAGTAAGGTAAAAATGATACACCACTCATCTCACCGAAGTTTTTGTATACAAATGCTCCTACGTCTAGCCATTCCTCGTCTTGTACTGTTATTGTAACAGATGGTTTGTGTTCCGTCCAGTGTCTTTGATAAATTAACCATAAATTTAATTGCTCTATAGCTGTCATATCATTGCGTGTTACAGACTTATTAGGAGCCTTTATGGGAAAACTAAACACTGTAGTAATATCTGGTTTCATTACGCACGGCTCAGAGGGTATACCTTGCTCCATCATAAACTTAGTGAGGGGATCTTTATTGTCGCCACGTACTGTTCTTATGTAGTGTAGAGAATGTCTAGCGTGTATCCCTGAAGAACTATCTACTAGCTGTGATACTGTGCCTGACGGCTTACAGCAAGTAATAGCAGCACTCTGAGGTATTCCTAGAAGACCTGCCCACTCTTTGTTTGTCGCTATAGCTACCGCTTTGAGTGATTCTAATGTTTTATCTAAGCCTTTATTACTTAGTGTCATAATAGGATTATCCATTATACCTGTGAGACTAACTCCTAATAATCTTTCTTCCTCACAATTATTTTGCCAAACTTTACGAAGATAAGGAAACTTAGTATAAGTAGATTGTATTGTTCCTATAATAGTAGCTATTTTAATTTTTTCCATAATCGAGTGTACATCATCTGTAGAACGAACTACTACTTCTGATAAATTACAAAACTCTTGCGGTCTTAATGATATCTCTGAGCAAGGATTAGTGCCAAACTCAAAGTCAGGATTACGCCTACCGCTACGCAAAGCTAGATTTTTACAAGCTTGTCTATTAAAGACTCCTCTCTCCCCTGATTTACTTTCAACTAGAGATACCCATTCACGCATAAATGTTTCCATGCTAGGTCTATCTGTGTAACAAACAGAATTATTAGCTAATGCTCTATGAGGATTGTTTTCCCACCACATACCTGATTTAGCGTGGCGCATTCTGTCGTCTGAAAGATTAGAAAGACTAATCATAGCACTACGTCTAACACCCCCACTTACAACAATCTCGCCAACCTTACACATAATATCGTGGCACTCAATACTCGACAGTTTTCTATTTTGTGCTTTCTTAAATGTAGCAATACAAAAATTAAACAAATCTACTAAAGGAGAAGGACCAGATGCACGACCACCAAAAGTCTTAAGTCTAGCCCCAGCAGGTCTAACTTTACTAACATCCCACTTAGGTATCTCACCAGCATATAGGAGTACAATAACTTGTCTGAACGCCTTAGCCCATCCCTCCTTACTGTCCTTGACGATAATAGTAGTATCACTGTCGAAGAGATCAGGAACATCAGGAAGCTTTCCAACAAACTGTCTCTCGACACTGAATCCAACCCCAGTACCACAGAGGAGAATGTACATAGCCTCATCAAAGGACTGTACAGTATCTACGGGTAAATAACTACAATTATACATACAAGTATTATCTCTAGCCGCAGCAGGTCCAGCAGTCATTATAGAACGCATACTAGGCATGACACTAAGATTTAATATAGATTCTTGTATCTTAGTATACATACTATCATCATTTACGTGAGGCTTAATTATATTAGTCATATAACGATCAACTGTCTCACTCCAAGTCTCCCTTCTGTTTTCGTCTTCTAACCAACGTGCATAACGTGACGTGTGAATAAAAGCTTGGTAATCAGTTGGTAGGTAGTTATTCATTGCTCATCCTCTTTATTTAAATTTATTTTTGTCTCTTCTTTTTTACTCCAGTAAACTAATACAAAAGCATCACACTCTGGGCAAGATAAATTACTAACAATCTCGTAATCTTCTGTGCCGTGATCTTCGCCTGTGTGATCTCCACCCCATATCAATTCGCGTCTACACTGCCAGCAGTTCATTTTCTTTGCCTAACTAAAACATTTTCTATAGTTATGTCATCTATGTCGTATATCATATTGTGAAACATATCGAATATATCTTCGGTATGAAGATCTTCAGTTGCACTTAAAAGATTATTAGGTTCATCTACGTTAACAAGCATAGTAACACTGAAGGTCTTCATTTATGTATCTCTTTATACTTTTTTATTAATCTTTTTAAATACCATTCAGCTTTTTCTAAGTCTTCTAATCCATTCTTATATTCAAACCGCCACAGGTATTTAAGTATAGCACCTGCATGATACGCATATCTTTTATCTATTGTAGATATCAAAGCCTCGATAGCCTCTATGCACTCTAGACTATTTTGATTGTAATGTATTGGCTTATTAACTACATCAATCTTTTCTTTAGTCTTTTCGGACTTCCACTCTTCCGTTGACCATTTAGCCATATTATGCTGAACCTTTCGTTGGACTAAATAAAGTAATCACGTTATTACCTCTTTCTATTTTTTCTTTTATCTCAAGATCTTCTATAACAAAGTCTTTAAATTCTTGATCATTTCTTAATAAGTAAACACAATGATGAACTAAATTTATTAAAGATAAAAAGTACCTTTTAGTTTCTTTATCATCACTATTATTAGGACTTATCATTGCCTTCATTTCAAACATTTCATCCCATTCATCAAAAGAATTATGATTTGACGCGACAAAAGCTAGTAAGTAAGTATGGTCATTCTCTTTTGCACCATTATCTTGTGTCATAAATGCTTCCTTTTTTTACTTTTTAACTTTACTATTTTTTTAGTTATGCGCCTTTTACCTTTTTCACTTAACCATTCATCGGGTATAGTTCTGTGTGACCACTTAAATTTATTTTTATCACACCAATCAGCGTAAGTAGATTTGGCACCTTTATACAGCTTAGCACGAGAATTACTAAATACAAAACGTATGTCTAACTCAGGATGTTGCCGTCTAACACATTTATGTTTATGACGATCCTCTGAGTCAAACTGTCCTTTTGCCTCAATTATAATACCGTTATCTAGTAAGAAGTCAGGAGTGTAGGTTCGATAGCGTAAGTCTTCCCACTCTATTTTTAACTTTTCATACCTGACTTCTTTTTGTATCCCAGATAAAAACTCTACTAGTCTATCTTCTAAGCCACTGCGATACGTATTCCACTTAGGATTGTATTTATTCCTCACTGGATTCTTCAGCACTATCTTCTGAAGTAGATTCTTCATTATCCTTTTCTGATGTTAAAGAATGTGCTAATTGTTGACTTATAATTCTACAGTACGCGTCATAGCTTTTATGTTGACGAATAATTGAAGCCATATCGTTTTGTAATTTTAATATTTCAGAAAACATTTTC